AGTTTGTTTGTTGAATTAGTTGCATCAGTTTTATTAGGTATTCTAGTTATACTGATTGCAAGATTTACACCATATTGGTTTGTAGGAACAAGTATCATAATATTATATGTTGCTAGTTTGATAGTAGCATGTCATCTTTTCAATAAACATCTAACACTATCTGATATCAGTTGGATAATTATTGTAATTACTATTGTTGGTATGCATAGTATTTTTAACAGATTTATTTTAGAGTTTAAATTAAAACAACAAATAAGAAAACAATTTGAAACTTATCTAGACCCAAGACAAGTTGCCGAACTACAAAAAGACCCTAGTAAATTAAGACTAGGTGGTGAAAGAAAAGAGATGAGTTTTCTGTTTATGGACATTGTAGGATTTACACCAATATCAGAATACTATAAAAATAATGATGACCCAGAGGGATTGGTTGAAGTTATCAACGACTATCTAAATCGTATGACTAAGATTGTTCTAGAGAATGGTGGCACAGTTGATAAGTATATGGGTGATTGTATCATGGCATTTTGGAACGCACCACTAGATTGTGAAGACCATGCAGAGATGGCAGTCAAAACATCTATAGAATGTGCCATAGAAACACAAAGATTAAAGAAAGACTTCAAAGAAAGAGGACTACCAGATATCAACATAGGTTCTGGTGTCAATACTGGCACTTGTATCGTGGGTAATATGGGTAGTGATACCAGATTTGACTATTCAGTCATAGGAGATGCTGTAAATCTTGCTGCTAGGTTAGAGGCAGCTACCAGAAACTACAAAGATGATAAGGGAATATCGTAACCACGCTATATTCTTCGTATACTATGGAAAAACTCAAGAAAATCAAGTCAGTAGAAGTAGACAAAATCAAGGTCAAAGGCAAGGAAGAATTGGTTACAATCTACAAACCACTCTAAATTAATTTACTTTTCTTAATAAAATCAATAACTTAAACACTTGACAAAGGTTGTCTGGGGCCTGTATAATGGGTACATAAATTGAGAAAAGAGAGGTAAATTATGAAATCAGTAAAACCGGCAAATTCTTTAGAAGAAGGTGCTAAAAATATGGTTGAAGCAATGATGAAGGACTATAACGAAAGAGGTTATGGTACAGATTCCCCAGATAATTACGAAGTTAAAGAAGGTAGAAAGTATTTAAAAGTTGTAAGAGAAAATTCTGTTGCTGCTTTTGTACTTAAAGAAGATTACAAACATTTCAAAAAAGGTGATGTATTGAAAGCTGCTAGTTGGAATGCTCCAGCACTAAACAGAGCGAGAGGAAATGTATTTGAAGGATTATACCCAATGAAATGGACAGGCCCACTATATTTAAATTAGGGGTTGACAATATATGTTTGACGCTGGTATACTACTTAATATGATGAAAAAACGAGGTATGAGATATGAATAAAACACTAATGAAAGAAATGAAGAAACTAGATAATCGTGGGTTAAATGAGGTTATGGATTTTGCTCGTGAGTTAATGGTTATGAATGGAAAATTAGAATTTACGCCAGGCACTAAAGTTTATGTGGTACAGAAAACTAAGAAAACGCTAGGCACAGTTAGGAAAGTCCTACAAAAAAATGCTGTAGTTGATTTAGATACAGGTGGGGCATACAGAGTTCCAATGTCAATGTTGGAGGCGGCGTAATGAATGACGGCAATACTGTATTGTCGGTAGTCGCCCAGAAAATGATGTTTGGTGATATTGACGAAGATAATGCTCTAAAAATTTTAGAGAACAATATTGAATTACTAAATGAACAAGGTATTGAAGATAAGTATGACGCTTTAGCAGAAGTGTATAAAATGACAAGACAAATATATCATGATACAAATTATTATGAGGAGTACCCAGATTGAAAGGCACGAATAAACCTAGACAAAATTTCCAAGTTCGTAGTGAACAAAAAAAGAAGTTTAAGAAGAAACCTAGTAAAGAGGATAATTCTACAGGTTTGAGTGTAAAAGTTGGTGATGATTTTAACAAAGCAATGCGATTGTTTAAAAAGAAAGTTTTAAATGATGGTAGATTAAATGAGATACACGAAAGACAATTTTTTACTAAGAGAAGTGAAAAGAAAAGACTGGCAAGAGCTGCTGGTAAACAAAGGTGGTTGAGAAAGTTTGCAGAAACAGCAGGCCCACATCAACCAAAGAAAAGAACTAACAATAGAAAAAGGATAAAGTAATGGAAGTAAAATTATTAAGACTAACCACAGGTGAGGATATAGTTGCAGAAGTAACATTTTCAGATGATACTATTACAACGATTAAAAAACCTTTTGTACTAATACCAATGGCACAAAATCCAGGCAGTAGTGCAGAAACTAAATTATACTTTTCACCTTTTATTCCTTTTGCAGATAATGAAGAAATGAATATTAAAGAAAGTAATATTATAGTTATCAATGAAGCTAAACCAGAGATAAAAGAAAACTATTTAAATTATATTGGTGCGATTGTGCCAGTAGAGAAAAAGATTATAGCATGACAGACGAAAAAGACAATAATATGGACAATGTAATATATGGGCCTTGGGGTTCAGAACCTGTAAAACAAGATAAGAAAACTTCTAATTGGATTAAACAGAAGTATGATAGAGAACTAGATAAAAATAATTCTCAGTTACAGATGAAAGAAAAACTTGCTAAGATTGATTTGTTGACTGAGAATGTAATGGTACAGATGATACACACTCTAAGTGAAAATGGTTATGAGATTGATGATGAACAGTTTATTTTAGATGTGGGTTTTTTATCAGAAGTAATTAAAGGTGCTATGGCAAGACAAGAGGGATTACCACATATCATACAAGGATTTATTGAATTGATAATGTCGCCAGAAAGTAAAACTACAGAAGAAGGTGTTACACTACATTATTCTAGATTTGATTCGCCACTTCTTGCAGATACTATTGAAATGGTTAGTGAAATCGTAGAAGAAGATGACGAGATAGATGTAGAGTTTAAACCAGATATGGAAGAAAATGATACTCTACACAGTAAAAGAAATAAAGAAATCATCAAAGACGAAGAAAAAGAAGATGATGATTAAAGAATTACATAAAGTAATTGCCGATATGACTATCCGAGGCAAAAAATTAGTTAATTTAAATTTAATAATCATAGGAGATTATAATTATGGGTAGAAAAAAACTATCAAAAACGCAAAGAGTAATCAATGCGTTCACAAGAGGTGAAACTCTTACATGGAAAACATTAAGAAACACATTTGACCTAACTTCACCACAAGCTATGGTGGACAAATTAAGAAGTCAAGGTTTTATGATTTACATTAACAAAGATGCAAATGGTACATCTTATCGTATGGGTAAACCTTCAAAAGCAATTATTGCTGCTGGGGTTGGCGAAGTATTGATGAATGGTGGTGCAGATAAAGCAATCGTTGCCGCTGGTATCAAAGCACTTTATGGAAATGGTGTAGGATACGCTTCTTAATTATTTAAGAATTAGTTTAGGGTGGCCTACCAATAAGTGCCACCCTTTCTAATAAGGATTTAATATGATATTAATTGACATGAATCAGATTACAATTGCATCTGTAATGATGCATTTGAATATGAATGACAATCAGTTAGATGAAGAAATGGTCAGGCATATGATATTAAATTCTGTAAGATTATATCGCACCATGTTCAATGAAAAATATGGTGAGGTAGTCATAACATACGATTCTAAAAACTGTTGGCGTAGAGATGTATTCCCACAGTATAAAGCAAGTCGTAGGAAAGGTAGAGAAACAGACAACAATGATTGGGATAAGATTTTTGGATTATTAGGTGATATTAAATCAGAAATCAAAGAGTTTTTACCATATAAAGTTGTAGAAACTTATAGTGCTGAGGCAGATGATATTATCGCCACACTATGTAAGAAGTATCAAGACGAAAAAATTATGATTGTATCTGGTGATAAAGACTTTATTCAGTTGCATAAATACAATAATGTACGACAGTATAGTCCTGTTACTAAAAAACATGTAAATGGGGTTGACCCTGTTGTATATATAAAAGAACATATACTTAAAGGTGATAGGTCAGATGGCATACCAAATGTATTATCGCCTGACCATACATTTACAGATGAACTAAGGCAAAGACCTTTAACATCTAAAAGAATTGAAAGTATATTAGCTCAAGAAATTGACGAATTAGATGATGAAGTGAAACGAAATTATCAAAGAAATAATAAACTCATAAATCTGGATAATATTCCAGAGGAGTTGGAAGAAAAAATTCTAGATGATTTCAATGTCGCCACATGTGGTGATAGAAGTAAGATGTTAAATTATTTTATAGACAAAAGACTGAAAAGTCTAACTGAACAAATTGGAGATTTTTAAAATGGCATATTCACACACACTACTGTTTTCAGACATACTTGATAAAGTACACAAAGCGAAAACAAAAGTAGAAAAAGTAGCAATACTCATAACGAATGATTCAGAATCATTAAGAATGTTATTAAAAGCATCTTTTGACCCTACGAAAGAATGGGTAATTCCAGAAGGTGAAGTACCTTATACACCAAATGAAGCACCAGAGGGAACAGAACATACTGTTCTTGCATCAGAAACAAGAAAACTCTGGCATTTCATCAAAGGTGCCGACAATGAAACATCACAAGCACAGAAAGAAAAAATGTTTATACAAATGTGTGAAGGATTATGTGATGCAGAGGCGAAAGTATTAATCGCCGCTAAAGATAAAAGACTACATCAAGTTTACAAAGGTTTATCTAAAGATGTTGTAAAAGAAGCATTTGGTTGGGGTGATGATTTTATGAAAGAACCAGCACCTGTATACCCTCAAGCGCCTGGGAGTGCTTCTGGAGTATAAAAAACTTGACAATAGTTGTATAGAGCTGTTATTATAATAGATTATGAGGTCTAATGAAAGAATAACGCTATCGCTAACTCACTCTCTCTCTCAGACCTCATCAAAGAGTTAGTGGTAGCACCTAAATGAGAGGTTCTGCGTATGTGGTATAAAAGTATTACACTTGGTTTCCAACTAAGAGAAGATTGGGCAGTACAATCCATACGCTCCATTAATTATGACAAGTAAAATTAAAAAAATACCATACAAGTTTGTCCATGTTTTTTGGATTGATATTGTATCTGATAGTGCTTGGAGAAGTATAGAAGATGTTTTAGAGAGTAAATGTCCTAGATGTCTAAGCACAGGATTTCTTGTAAGTGCAGAAGATGAAGATTTTGTTAGATTGGTAAGTGATTTTAATTTTAATGAAGATGGAACGATTGATGAATGTGGTAATTCTACAATCATACCTAGACATAATGTATATGAGATTAAAGAGGTTACATAATGAAAAAAATATTATTAATAGTTTTATTGTTAGTGATAGGAAGTGAGGCATATGGAGATGAAAAAAAATGTTTAACAGAAAACATTTATTTTGAGGCTAGAGGTCAAGGTCAGGCAGGCTGGTTAGCAGTTGCACAAGTTACATTAAATCGTGTAGAGGATAAAAGATTTCCAAACACAGTATGTGAAGTTGTGAAACAAGGTTTAACATATGCTAATGGACAACCTATTCGTAACAAGTGTCAGTTTAGTTGGTATTGTGATGGTAAGTCAGACATTCCTAAAAATATGAAAGTTTATGATAGTATTTACGAATTAGTAAATTATATCTATCACATACAAAGTAATCCAGACTATCAGTTCTTTGATATCACAGATGGTGCAACACATTATCATGCAGATTATGTAAGACCATCTTGGGCAAAAACAAAAACAAAAACCATAGAGATTGAGGACCATATATTTTATCGTTGGGAGAAGTAGATGTTTGAACATGTAATCAGAACACCTTTTGATATGAAACCTGTTTTCAAACCTTGTGAACGCCCAACATTCAACGCAAATGATACAGATGTTTTTATTCAAGCACAGAGAAGAATTGAGTTAGATAATCTAGGAAGTAATATTTATTTTGAAACACCACTTGCTGTAGAAGAGCAGTTGGTATTTAAGACAGCACAAAGACTAGGATTATTTAATCAGAAAAGTGATTACAGAGTTTTAATTGATTGTGATAATATAACACAGTTAGGAATGGCAATTGAAGATGATGTCGTTATTATGCACGAAGGCAAACTTGAAGCTTGTTTTGTTGCATTTCCATCATCTTGGAATGCTGGTGAGAAAATGGGTATGACTTTGGCAGAACTACACTCACCGATTGCAGACAATGAAGCATTACTTCGTGCATCTGATGGCATCATGAATGCTATGTGTAGTGGGAAATCATTTGAAAGATATACTTGGGGTATATCATCACTAGGTGGATACAGTAATCACCCATTGTATGAGAAACCAGATTTTGACAGTTTAGACGATTTAACCTTTAGAGTTGAACATGAAAGGACTGTAACAGTCATTGAGGGGTCTACAGCAGTCTTTTTGATACATGTGGACATATACCCTCTAAAAGAGGTCTTAAAGACCGATTTTGGACTGATTAAGGGGTCTATTGACAGTATGAGTGCTGATGTGTTACAATACAAAAACCTAGTAAAAGTAAAGGAGTTGATGAATGAATATATTTTAT